GCCTTAGAACAATACTCTGATGATAAGAAAAGGATTTTTAATACAAGAGGTAAAGCCTTTAAAACTCTTAATCTTGATATTGATAGTTTGTCAAAGGAAGAAATTATTCAACTTCTTTTAAGTGATGGCAAATTAATAAAAAGACCATTTTTGATTTACGAAGGGAAAAAAGTAATATTAGGTTTTAACGAAATTGAATATGCAAAACAATTTATATAAGTTTAGAAAATCAAGACTTACTACAACAATTAGCAATCCAAGAAGTTGAATCAGAAGTAGAAGAAGTACTTGATCAAAACGCTGCATTAGAATCATTAGGAAACCTAAGCAATCCAGATTTCTATTGGGAAGAAACTCAATATGTTCGCGGAATAAAGTTTGCTATTCAACAATTATCTGCTTATAGTGGATTACCTAATGGTTATGATTTCAAAACTAGTAATAAAGATAAAATAATTAGAGACTTTGATGATGCTTACGAAAAAGGAGGACCCGGGGGAGATAGAGCAGGGAATAGCAGAAGAACTTATACAGAATGGGTAACAGATTATAAAAGAAGATCATCAGGAAATAGACAGAAGGATGGTATAGAGATATTAGACTATTGGAAAAATAACCTCACTACAGCACAATTTTTCTGGAATACAGGTTATTACGCAAATGCATAATATAATATAATGTTATTAGATTTAAATACGATAGAAACTA